TTGGAAAAAGAAACTTACTAAAGAGGAAAAACAATTTCTCACACACATTTTTAGATTCTTCACACAAGGAGATATCGATGTGGCTGGTGGATATGTAAACAACTATCTTCCATATTTTCCACAACCTGAAGTTCGAATGATGTTAATGGGATTTGCTGCAAGAGAAGCATTACACATTGCTGCATATTCACACTTGATTGAAACTCTTGGTTTACCTGATACAACATACAATGAGTTTATGCAATATCAAGAAATGAAAGATAAACATGATTATGTGTTGAATATCTCGGATCAAAATTCAACTAAAGAAAATACTGCAACTCATATTGCCGTGTTTAGTGCATTTACTGAAGGTATGCAGTTATTCTCGTCATTCATTATGTTGCTGAACTTTCCACGTACAGGCAAGATGAAAGGCATGGGTCAAATTGTTACATGGTCTATTGTTGATGAAACAATGCATGCCGAATCAATGATTAAATTGTTCCGAACATATATAGAAGAAAACAATGAAATTTGGAATGATGATTTGAAATCTAAAATTTATACAATTGCTGAAAGAATGGTTGAACTAGAAGATAAGTTTATTGATTTAGCTTTTGGTATCAGTCAAATGGAAGGACTTACTTCCGCAGAAGTTAAAAAGTATATTCGTTATATTGCCGATAGACGCCTAATATCTTTAGGTCTCAAAGGCATTTTTAAAGTGAAAAAGAATCCTTTACCATGGGTGGAGGAAATGATTAACGCTCCAACACACACAAATTTCTTTGAGAATAGAGCAACCGATTATGCTAAAGGTGCTACATCAGGAAATTGGGGTGATGTATGGGCTCACTAAAGGTAACACATGACCAAAGAAATAACAGCCGAATGCCACAATTGTGAATCTTCATATGATATAACTTATATGGAAGAATTAACATCACAAGAGTATCCAGAGTTTTGTCCGTTCTGTGGAGAATCCATAGATGAGTTATCTGAATCTGACTATATAGAGGATGAAGATGATATGGACAAAGACGAATGGGACAACTGAACTGGTTATACAATAACAAAGATTTTACAGAAGAACAAATAGACGATAACTACGGATTTGTTTACCGTATTACCAATCTGGTAAGTGGTAAACAATACATTGGTAAAAAGTTTTTTTATTCCTCCAAAACAAAACAAGTCAAAGGCAAGAAGAAAAAGTTTAAAGTTGCCAGTAATTGGCAAACTTATTACGGTTCTAATGACATTTTACAAAAAGATGTTATAATACATGGTCTAGACAACTTTAAGCGTGAAATTATCCACTTATGCAAATCAAAAGGTGAATGTGGATATCTTGAAGCTAAAGAACAATTTGTTAATGGTGTTTTGGAAAGTGACGATTACTACAATAACTGGATAATGGTTAGAGTAAGAAAATCACATATAAAGGGATTGAAATGTTAGAGTATTTGGAAGATATAGATAAGTTTGATGTATTGTTTTTTCTACCACATAGCGGTAATGAAGATATACATGTACAATCAAATGTATACAAAGATCCTGGTAAACCAATAGGTGGTAGTTCGGTTGGGCCAGAATGGCACGTGATATTATTTAAAGATGGTAAAGAAGAAGAAATAGATTCATTTGATGCAATACTTTTGGATCCTAGAGAATATATTTCTGGATTAATTCCACAAGATTGGTATGGTATTGTTGCCAGAAAAACAACAACATCAAAAATCTTTATTGAAGGTGTGGTTGCCAAAATTAAGAGTTTGTGTTAAAATAACATAAAACTGTTGAAAGTATATTATGATTCTCGTTGACCTAAACCAAGTCTTGTTATCAGGATTGATGGCACAAATTGCAAACCAAAAAGGTGTTAAACTTGAAGAAGACTTAGTACGCCATATGATTCTAAACATCATTAGGATGCACGTAAGGAACTTTCGTAAAGAATATGGTGAAGTGGTCTTATGTTGTGATAACCGTAAATACTGGCGAAAAGAATTCTTTCCTTTTTACAAAGCTGGCCGCAAAAAAACAAGAGAGAAATCCAATTTAGATTGGCATTTAATTTTTGACATGCTGGCAAAATTCAAACAAGAACTTAAAGAAAACTTTCCATATAAAGTAATTGATGTTGAAGGTGCTGAGGCTGATGATATTATTGGAACACTTGCTCCACGGCATATTATGTCTGAAAATATATTAATTCTTTCCAGTGATGGAGATTTTTTACAATTGCAGATGTATAATGGCCGTTCGCAATATGTTGTTAAACAATATAATCCAGCTCAAAAGAAATTTTTGATATCCGAAAATCCAATGGATGAACTTAAAGAAAAGATTATTCGTGGTGATAAAGGTGATGGTATTCCAAACGTATTATCTTCTTCGGACTGTTTTGTTCGTGATATTAGACAAACACCCATTAGTAAAGGTAAACTTGAAAAATTAATGGCAAAAAATTATAGTGAATGGGAAGACGAAAATGATAAAATTGGTTTTTCTCGCAATCAAACACTAATTGACCTAAGAAGTATACCAGATGATATTAGAGATAAAATCATAAATACATATGACGAGATTAAACCTGCCTCTAGACAAAAACTATTGGATTATTTTATCACTAACAGACTTAAATCACTAATGGAAGTAATTGAGGAATTCTAATGAAAAACATATATGAAATATTTGATGAATTTGAATTGGCCAAAAATAAACAAGACAGGATGAATGTCATACAAAGAAATTTATCTTCCACACTTGTTAGTATTTTGGAATTAACATTTCATCCACAAATAGAGTGGAAAGTAAAAGAATTGCCAGAAAATTATAGGATTCCTACTGACACCTTACCTGGAATAACATACGATAATCTAAACTCACAATTACGAAAATTGTATATGTTTAGACTTGGAAATCCAACAGCTGAAAAATTAACCGATAGAAAACGTGAAGAATTATTATTGTCCATGTTGTCTTCAATTGAACCACGTGAGACAGAAATCCTTTTGGGTATTTTCCAAAAAGATTTGGGAGTAAAAGGACTTGATTATAAATTTGTCAAAGAAGCTTTCCCAAATCTTTTACCATGACAAAAGATAAAATAATTGTTACAGCTGGTGAATTTGATCCCTTAACATTAAAGGATTTAATATTCTTACAGAAATGTAAGAAAAAAGGGGATTGGTTAATTGTTGGTGTACATTCCGATATGTGGATGCAATTGTGTCGTGGTGGATATATACACAATTATAATACGAGACATGAGATTATCGAAAATTTAAAGTGTGTAGACGAGGTCTTTAAATTTAATGATGGTGATGGAACTGCATGTAATTTATTGAGATTAATAAAACATTGTTATCCATTATCGGATATACGATATTTGTCAAACCAAAATATGCATAATATGCCAGAAACAAAAATACGTGGCATAACATTTGAAGTTTTAAAATAAGGAGAGTAAGGTGTCAAAGTTTGTTGCAAAGTTTCGTAAAGATAGAGACTACAACGATGATTATAATTTCTCACAGAGAAAAAAAAGTAGTAATAGGCGTGATCCAACACGGAAACTGATAAACTACAATTATGATGAAATGTTGCAAAATAGTGTAGACGAAAGTATTACACGCAAAAAAGTAAGACGTTTAGTTTAGTTGTTCACATACAACACCGTGCTTGACAATTGATACAAAAACGATTATAATATAATTATTCGTTTAGGAGAATTTTATGATGTTTTATGCACGGCCACCAAAATCAAAGCAGAAGTTGAAGCCAAAAGCTGTTCGTGAGCAATATGAACAATGGCTCAACTCACATAATCCAAGTAAAACAACAAAAACAACAAACAAGATAGAGAGAATGTCTGGTTATACATTGTCAGCACCTGCTGGACGTGAAACCAAACACTATCCGTCATTGAATACTGGAAATATACCTGCAACTAAAGGTTTACCAAAGGTGTATACAGGCACAAAAGTCATAGGAATTGCAACAATGCACAAATCCAATGCTGTTCCAGTGTTTAATAATCAGGAAGCAGTAGAAATTTCAAGTATGAGGCGATAAAATGAGCAAAAAAGAGAAAAATATGAGTTTCGTTGTGAAATTACAACGTCCTGTGTGTAGAACACCAATAAAACCTGTTCAAAGACACAAAAATGAT